AGGCTTCGCCCTTGACCCGGTGGGCGAGATACATGACTCGGTGCTGTGGGTGCTGGGTCAGAGTTTGATATATGCAGGTAGTATTTTTGGCATTGCCTACTATGCTCGTGGCATAGTGGACCGCCGCATGGACGCCTGGGAGCGCAAGGCTATAGACAAGGTGAATGAGACCTGCGAGTGTGAAGAACCCGAGAAAGAGGAGGAGCGATGAAGACATTGAAGAAAGGCAGCAAGGGTGATGAGGTTGAGGTGCTGCAAAAGCTGTTGAAGATTAGCGTTGACGGGGACTTTGGCCAGAAGACGCACAATGCTCTTGTGGCATGGCAGAATGCTCACGGCTTAGTGGCAGACGGCATCGCTGGCCCCAAGACATGGGCTGCGCTTGGTGTAAAAGAGGAAACCACCAATCCAAAGTGCGTTGTCCCCTCGGTGGTATACGCGCCACTTGATTGCTGTGTGTCAAAATCACCAAATAGGAATATAAAGTTTCTTGCAATCCACTATACAGCAGGAGCAAGTTCTGCTCCAGGTAAAGCCGAATCGATGGCGGATGGATGGGAGAGAGAACGCAAAGGCAGTGCCGACTTCGGGGTTGATGACAGGGATATGGTGCAGTTTAACCCTGACTTGCGCAACTACCACTGCTGGGCAGTGGGAGACGCCAAGAAGGCCGCTGGAGGCGGTGCGCAGCTATTCGGCAAAGCAATAAACCGTAACACCATCTCGATTGAGATGTGCTCCAACCTCACAAAAGGGTATAACCGCAATGCGGTTAACCACGAGGGATGGTACTTTACAGAGGCGACCCTCGACAACGCCGTGAGGCTCGCCAAGATACTGATGAAGAAGTATAACATTCCCATTGAGCGGGTTGTGAGACATTACGACATCTCGGGCAAGATTTGTCCTGGTGTTGTCGCCTGGAACAACTATGTGCTTTTCGACAAGAACGGTAAACGCATCGGCAAGCAGAATGACAGCTCAGCATGGCTGGCATTTAAAGAGCGATTAAAATAACACACGAGGCGATGCCTCGCAATACAAGACCTGACATGAGACGAAAGATATTGAAGGACATAGCAAAGGGGTGCGCCCCTATAGCAGCGGGATTCATTCTTGCGGCACTGGCTTGCCTGCTCATCAGCCTAGCAGGATGCAAGGCCCAAAAGGTGGTAGAGCGTGTGGAGGTGCCAGTGCCTATAGTGCAGGAGCACACCATTGAGAGTGTGAAGATAGACCATGTGCGTGACACATTGATACAACGCGACTCAATCTTTCACTTTGTGAAAGGTGACACGGTGAAGATAGAGCGGTGGCATTTCCTGCAAGGCTCAAGAAATGTGGTTAGAGTAGACACAGTGCACAAGACCGACAGCGTGGAGGTTCCCGTTGAGGTTGTGCGGGAGAAGACACGCGAGGTAGAGAAGCCCTTGAAGTGGTGGCAGGAAGTGCTGATGTGGATGGGTGTAGGGCTGCTGGCGGTTATAGGGTGGAAGATTTTTAGAATGCATAATGCATAATTCACAATGCATAATGGATAATTTTCACAAGCTGAAGCTTGCGGTAGAGGACGACAAAAAACATGATATAGCATGCAAGAAGTGACGTTGACGATAGAGAAAAGCCTGGTGTGGCATGAGGTTGCAAAGGCAACAGCCTACATAGGTAACAAGATGGTGGGCACGGAGGATGATGCCTATGAGCGCATATCGATCATCGACAAAGACAAGGAGATGCTTGAACGCTGGTGGGTGGAGGCATGCTCGCTGGTGACGTTGCAACTCAAGGAGTGGGTTGATGAGGTAGCAAGCCAGGAGCTGCATCATGACGCTGATGACAGTAGCGACTACCATGTGACGCTGAGAGTCGCCGACCTGTGGCCGACGGCACTCAAAGACAGCCTGGAGAGCGACCTGCGTAGCTTTGTGATAGCTACTGTGCTGAGCAAATGGCACAGGATATCCAACAAAGAAGAAGTGGAGGCCTACGGCAATGAGGCTGCATCTCACCTTGTGAATGCCGAGCAGAAGTTATTTCAACGTAAAAGACCAAGCAGGCCTTAGGTAATGCACAATGCACAATTCATAATGCACAATAGATAATAGATAATTTTTCACAAGCTAAAGCTTGCGATACCTATAACAGTTATGATTAAGAAGAGGACAAAGACCGTGACGCTGACATTCCTTAGGGAGCAGCTGCTATATGACATCAAGAACATCGCCTATGTGGAGGGCGATGTGCTGAGCGACGAGGCACAGCACTCCAAGCATCAGGTTCAGGACATAGGCGACAAGGGCAACATAGACCGGGTGACCAGGATGCTTGACCTTGCGCTGGCGCATTGCAAAGAGGAGCTTTATCCATTCAGCAAGGTTGATGTGGAGAGCGGCGTTGTGCTTGACGACACCCTGACAGAGACCCCGACCTACACAGTGTCCCTACTTGTGCCCGACGATTTCTCGGACACCACTGCCAAATACCTGGAGCAGTTGATCCACAACCTGCTTGTGTACCTGGTGCTTGCCGACTGGATGAGCATAGCGAATGTGGCGAATCCCAATAGCGCCACCAACTGGGCCGCCAAGGCCCAGGGCTTGGAGGACGAAATAAAGAGTGCCCTCAACCGCAGGACAGGCAGAGTGAGAAAGTTTCAAAGCCCGTTTTAACAATTCATAATGCATAATGCATAATAGATAATAGATAATTTTTCACAAGCTGAAGCTTGCGATACTTAAACAGTTATGATAAAGACTAACAGGATATACAGCAAGCGCAGGGTCACCAGCCGTGACGAGCGGCAGGAGATGGACACTGTGGCATGGAGCAAGCAGTTTGATGGCCGCCGCGCCTTTGACGTGCTACTTGAGGCCCAGCGATGCTGGGACGGCATGGGTGGGTTTCGCAAAGAGCGTGAGCGCATGTGGCGTTACCTCAAAGGCGACCAATGGGGCGACTATGTGACCGTGGAGGGCAAGACCATGACCGAGGAGGAGTACATCAAGAAGCAGGGCAACGTGCCGTTGAAGAACAACCTGATGCGAAGGCTTGTGCGCAATGTGCTGGGCGTGTACCGCAACCAGAACAAAGAACCAACATGCGTAGCGAGAGACCGAGACGAGCAGGTGTATGGCGAGACCTTCACGACCCTACTGCAATACAACGGTCAGCTTAACAAGCTCAACGAGCTTCACGCCCGTGGCATGGAGGAATTTCTTGCCAGCGGAGGTGTTGTGCACCGCAAGTGGTACGGCTGGAATCAGGACAACACCAAACTCGACTGCTGGACCACAAATGTATTGCTTAATAGCTTCTTCATAGACTCGTGTATGCGTGACGTGAGAGGATGGGACGTGAGTATGCTTGGCGAGGTGCACGACATTGACTTCGGCACCTTAGTATCACGCTATGCCAAGAGCCCAGGCGACTACCGCAAGCTACGTGACATCTACCACAATGCCCATAACAAAGACTTCCTTATGCGCTATTGTGAAGATTTTGGCAAACGCAGATTGGAGAGTTACGACTTCCTGTTCACCAGCGACCCAACCAGATGCAGAGTGATAGAGGTGTGGCGCAGGGAGAACAAGCCCAGGTATCGCTGCCATGACTATAACAGTGGCGAGTTATTCAAGATAGAGATACAAGACAAAGCCGAGCTCGTGGATGCCGTAAATGCCGAGCGCATAGCCCGTGGTGTGGCGGCAGGCATGGCCGAGGACGACATTCCCTTGATAGAATGCGAATGGGTAATCGATTCATATTGGTATTATTACCACCTGACACCCTTCGGTGACATTCTCGAGGAGGGCGAGACCCCTTACAACCACAAGAGTCACCCATACGTGTTCAAGTTCTACCCCTTTGTTGACGGAGAAGTGTTCTCGTATGTGAGCGACTTTCTCGACCAACAGCGTTACACGAATCGCTTGATAACACTCTATGACTGGATAATGCGTGCCAGCAGCAAGGGTGTGCTCCTTGTGCCCGAAGAAGCCATCGGCTCAATGGACATTGAGGAGATAGCCGATGAGTGGAGCAGGTTTAACGGCGTTATCGCCATCAAGACCAAGAATGGCGTGCCCATGCCCCAGCAGATTGCCAACAACGCTGTGAACATAGGCATCGCCGAGCTGCTAAATATCCAGCTCAAATTTTTCGAGGACATTAGCGGTGTGCACGGAGCTTTGCAGGGCAAGGCTGGCGCCAGTGGCACCAGTGGCACGCTATATGCTCAGCAAGCCCAGAATGCTACCACGAGTCTGCTCGACCTGCTGGAGACCTACAGTAGCTTTGTTGTAGACAGTGCTTACAAAGACCTGAAAAATATACAGCAGTATTACGATGAGAAGACCATCTACAACATCACCGGCAAGCGTGGGTTGATAGGCTACCAAGATGTTGAGTGCGACATCGCCATCACCGAGAGCACCACTACCCCAGCCTATAGGCAGTTCACCAATGACTACTTGATTCAATTCTGGCAGGCAGGTCAGTTGAGCCTCATCCAACTACTGGAACATGGCGATTTCCCGTTCGCAGACTCATTGATTCAGGAGCTCAAGAGCCAGCAGCAACAGTTGCAGCAGGGCCAGGCTCCTCAAGGACTGTCGCCCGAGCTCTTGCAGCAGGTGCAGCAGGGAGCTAACCAGGATGCTGTGAACCGAGGTTACCAAATGATTAGGGGGAGAGCCGCATGATTTTCACAAGCCGCAAGCTTGCGATACAGAACGATATAGCGCATGTGTTGCGCACTGATAATGTAGTTTTTTCATAAATTAAAAATTGGTTAATTAATAAGTTGAGCCCGGCGGTCTTCACAGATAGCCGGGCTCGTGAGATTTATAAAAATAAAACGTATAGTGAGATTATAATTCTTTTTTGCGAGCCGTCGGCTCGCAATACACAACACAACAGACGGCGCTATCGTGGCCGGTTGGTGTAGCGCAGGTTGTACTGAATGGTGCATCCGTAGACACTCTCGTGAGGTAGGAAGTCGACCAGCAGGACAATGCGGAAGAACTTGTAGGGTGTTCCGCTGAATCCACGCAGGTAGT